CCAAGCAATTCCCCGATACTTTCCCGCGCGATAGCGTTGCGGTCTAATTGATTGTTTCGGAACTAGAGCGCAATGCGCTCTAGCGCGAAGCAATCTTGCTTCAAAGAGGGAAAATATCATGAGCGAAGAACAAATCGAACGCCGCGTGGAAACCGATATGAACGTTCTCGACCGTCAGTATATGGACGGTCGGATCACCACGGCTGAATATGAAAATGGCGTGCGTCGATTATCCCAATGGGCAAGCCGACAATACCATTTCATGCGAACCATGGGCGCTTAGCAATTGTTTCGGAACTAGAGCGCAATGCGCTCTAGCGCGAAGCAATCTCAGGTTTTTGCTTTCCGCAAAATACCGGCTTCAAAGAGGGAAAATATCATGGCTACATTTGCTAGCGTTTGGGCTGTTCGTTGCGATACGCAAGCCAACGAAGGCGATACCGTCACGGTTCGCACCAAAGCGGGGAAAACCAAGCAAGTCATACTTGGCCCGTTCATTCGCGCTGAGAATTCCAAGTTCAGCGGCGAAACCTACCTGTATCTCGCAGCCTCCAGCGCGGAGTAACCGACAATGCTGCATGAGCTTATGAGCTTTATCGGTTTCGCATCCATGACGATAATCATTCTTTCGATTATCGCTGGCGCAATGAAGGACTAACAATGAACCGTATCATTGATGCGCTCATTGTCGGCGCTTTCGTCTGCAATGTCACAGTTATTGTTCTACTGTGCTTTGTCTAATGTTTCGGAACCGTGCAGCATTCAGGTTTTTGCTTTCCGCAAAATACCGGGCTGCACGGCGCGAAGCATTACGCTTCAAAGAGGGAAAATGTCATGATCTTCTGGCATCTCGTATGGGACTTAATCGTAATAGGTTGGAGCGCATTGGGATACCTAATTGCGTTCCTTATTGTGGTTGGTTTCGTGGCCGCTGTGATCGAGGATATCTGTAGGCCATTCTACAAGAACAGAGACTAATGTTTCGGAACAGCGCTCCAAAGAGCGCTGCGCGAAGCATTCAGCTTCACTTAAAGAGGGAAACACATCATGCAAGTGCAACTATCCAAACACGCGGTTCTGGTTAGCGTGAACATTATCAATGGTGGATTGCTTGGCGAACGTAAGGATCGGCAAGCGTCCGAATTGGTGCAGTCACACTACCAAATCTCGGATCGGCGTGCAAAAGCTTCGAAATACCTCATTGATCGCACTAACAAAGCGGTCAAGCGGGTGGTCGCGGCATCGCAGCGGGTTCGCGAGGTTGTCTACCGCTATTCGCTGCCATGGGGCGATGAGAAAATGCGCCTTGTGACTACGAAAACCGTAGATGAGTTTCGTAGCAAGCTCAAAGTCGCAATCGATGATCTGGAAAACGCTTGGGACGATTATGTCCGGGCCTATCCTGATCTCAAAGACCAAAGCGAACTTGAACTTGGCGAATTGTTCGATCCGCACCAATATCCAAGCCACAACGAAATCAAGGGATTGTTTAAGATCAATGTCAACTATTGGCCTTTCCCTGAAACCGGACATTTCGTTGCCGATATGTCGAGCGATGCCGCAAACGAGGCAAGGCAAAACATGGAAAACGAAATTGAGGAGCGGTTACTTGCCGCAACTCAGGACATGGTTGACCGTGCGCAAAAGGTAGTCGCTGCCTTTATAGAAAAGGTGGAGAGTGTCGAAGCGACATTCGAAATAGACGTTGATCACAGAAAAAGCGGCTGGCATCTATCGGGTGTCATTCGCGATAGCTTGATCGATAATATCAAGGATACGGCCGATCTTATCGACCGCATGAACTTGACGCAAAGCCCGCAAGTCGCCAAGGTCGTAAAAGACCTCAAGCGGTTATGCGTGTTTCAAGTCGAGCGTTGGCGCGCTGCCCCGGCTTCATTCAGAGACCAAAAGCCGCAAGCGCTGACCACAGCCAACGAAATCCTGACGCAATTGAACGCTATCAATCTGCGCGATCAGGAAATCAACGCGCTGATGACCGAGGGCGGCGAATACCTTGATTAATTGTTTCGGCATAGGCTAGAGCAATCTAGCCTATTGCGAAGCAATTACGCTTCAAAGAGGGAAATCTACACAATGGCTATCAACATGCTACGATGCAAAATCACCAAGCTTGCCGAAACCATCCTTCCGGCCGTGGTCGCCGACGTTCCCGTTTGCGTCTATGGCCAAACCGGTATCGGCAAATCAAGCGTGATCAACTACGATCTGGTGCCGCAATTGTCCAGAATACTGGGCATTGAGGCGGTGATGCATGACTACCGTTTTTCTACAAAAGATGTAGTGGACGGAACAGGCATGCCGATCATCGATCCGATCAAGCGCCGCACCGATTGGACCTGCCCCGCTTTCATTCCCGAGGATGACGGCAGACTACATGTCATCTTTTGCGATGAAATTGGCCATGCCAATGTGCAAATGCAGCACCTTGGCTATGGTTTGGTCAATGATCGGGCTTTGGGCGGCTACAAGCTGCCTAAGCACAATCGCGTTTTGCTTGCTACCAATACCCGTGAGGATCAGGGCGGAGATAATAAACTACTACTTCCGTTCTGTAATCGCATGGGCCACGTGCTGGCGGAAAGCGACGCGCCCGGTCATATCGAAAACATGAAGCGATGGGGCTATGATTCCCGCCTTATCGCCTTCCTGTCCTTGCGGCCGGATGAAATCCAGAAAGTGAGTGACGCAAACCCTGCGTTTCCGACTCACCGATCCGTGGAAATGCTCAACAAAATCTTGAAAGCGCTGCCTTTGGAAGCGCCCAAGGCTGCAATTGAGAATTCCGCGCATCTGGTGGTCGGTGAAGGGTTCTCGCGTCAGTTTATCACCTTTCTGAATAATCTGGCGGCTGGATTGCCAAAAATGTCGGACATCAAGGCCAATCCCGCCGGTGCCAAGGTTCCGACCGACCCGCATTATCAGTGGGTTATCGGTTCTGCGGTATCCAAGGAATTGGACGCGCATAACGCAGTCAAGCTTTCCACCTATCTGGAACGCTTGATGCCGGATGTGCGCAGCATGGCGGCTCACGACGCCATGACGCGCGATCCCAACTTGAAACAAGTCGCCGAGTTGAAGTCGCTTGTGCTTGGTGCATAATTGCTTCGACGGTGCGCTAGAGCAATCTAGCGCACAACGAAGCAATCACGCTTCAAAGAGGGAACAACAATGGACCTATTCAATCAAAATGCTAGCGATGCTTTAAGGCGAATGCTGACGGCACGCGAACGTGTCGCCCGTCGCACGCCATTCTTCGCAAGCTTGGTATTCAATGCCAAGCTTGAAGAAAGCAATCGGCGGCCAGCAATCTGGACAAATGGAATATCCATATTCTTCAATCCGGATTATGTGCGCGAAAATGATCCATTCATCGAAGGCGACTTTCTTGAATGCATCATGAAGTGCGCATTGCTGCATATTCCCCGCAGAAAGTTCCGCAACGAACAGAAGTGGGGAACGTCATCGCATCTTTCGGTGCGTCCGATAGTGCATCAGTATTTCTGTCAACATCCTGATTTGGAACAAGGCGATGGTCTTTATCCAAACAAGGCGGTTGAGGAAATCTACGATCTGTTGCCGGACCAACCGCAAGGCCAGCCCGGCCAAAGCGGTGAAGGCGACGGTGAGGGCGATAGCGACAGTCCGCAGGGCGGTAGCAATGATCAAGGCAATGGCGACGACGAAAGCAACTCGGGAGGCGGCGATCCCGCCGATCAACCGGGTGGCATTGAAGAACCGACGCCTGATCAGGAAGCCGAAGCTGAGCAATCCAACAAGGATTGGCAGCGCGCGGTGCAGAACGCCAAGGACAAGGCCCAGAAGGCTGGCAATATGCCTGCCAACTTGCTGCGTCTGGTGGAAGAATTGTTGCCCGTCGAAAAACTCGATTGGCGCGATCTAATCCGCGATATGTCGTTTGACGCAAAAAGTATGACCGCAAGAACATGGTCGCGCGTCAATCGGCGTCGGCGTGATCCAATGATGCCGGGATATGCAGATGACGCGATATTTCAACTCGTCTGTGCTTTCGACGTATCTGGATCAATCGATCCCGCTACGCAGTTTGCGGCGATGAAAACCGAGGTGGCGAAAGCCATTGACGAAAAGATCATCACGCAAGCGGTGTTGATCGCGGTCGATACCGAGCCCAAGCTGAAGGATATCTGTATTGCCAATACCTCCGATGATGTCAGAACGTGGCATCCTCACGGGGGCGGCGGTACGGACTTCACATCGGCAATGAGTTACATCATTGCCAACTATCCAAATGCAATTGGCATGGTATTTTTGACCGATCTGGAAACCAACAGCTTTGGTAAAAAACCACACTTCCCGTGCGTTTGGATTAACTTTGGCCACAATCAGAAGCTAAAGGCTCCATTCGGACGAACTTGCCCATATTAGCTATGAGCAAGATTACGCCTTAAGGCAAACCTAGGAAAATGTTTCGACACTGCCCCGAGCAATCGGGGCAGCACGAAGCATTCAGCTTCATGAAAGAGGGAAACACTATGGCTACCTTTGCACACTTTTCGCAAGCTGTTGTTTTGATCTGGCTAGCTGCACTGGCTATTGTTGCAGTGATAGGGCCACTCAAAAAGAGTTAAGGCGGGGGTCATCCCATGGCAGCCGCGACGGCAACGGGCTAAGGCTCCAAAACAAGGCAAGGTTCCGGCTCCGCCGCCTGTGACGACACACAGGCATTGTATCCGGTGAAACTTTGCAATGCCGTCATTCTATATAGAGAGCAATCATGACCATATGGATGTCAACGCAAAAGAGTGAGGAAGTAAAGCGCCATTTCAGGGACTACCTGTTAGTGCGCAGCACCATTCCTCAAGCTCTGCTGGACCACGAACGCCAGGAATATCCGGTCGAATGGATCGAGATATGCCTTGAGGTTTTCGGTCAACCCAGATGATTGTTTCGGCCTAGCCTCTAAACCAGGCTAGTGCGAAGCAATTATGCTTCATTGAAAGAGGGAAACATGCCTATCGTACCTGACATGACACGTCAGCATTTCGAGTTTATCGCGCGAGTGATAAGCGAGATTGCGGACGAGAGCATCCGTGCGACGACCTGTCTGCGCTTTGCGGATAATCTGCAAGCAACCAACAGCAGGTTCAAGTGGGATACTTTCATCAAAGCCTGCAACTGTCAGCCTGCCATGGTCGAGGTCGCCAAGGCTCTGGAGGGTCCAATCACGCCCGCTGAGCTGGAAGCGGCTGTTATCGATGGCGAGGTTGATATAGCCGAACCATCGGAAGGCAGCCGTGCTTGGACTGGCGCAGAACTGGTAAAGGAGTATCGTAAGCGCTTCGGCAAAGGGAGACACTAATGCTCTTTGCAGACAGATTGATCGTCCCGGCCATGATCGGCCGGGGCGAGTTTACCATGCCGCAAATCTACAAAGGTGTGCGGCGTCTAGCCAAACGGCGAGGCGTCAAGCTTTCGCCTTATTGGCGATCCACTGTGCGCAATACCTTGCAACGTCACTGCAAGCAAAGCCTGAAGTATCGTAAGCCGCACTACTTCCATCACGTCAAGCGTGGTGTGTGGGAGTGCCGCATATGAGTAAAAATTGGCGGAATGAAAGTAACATGCGCCATATCCATACCAAGGCGTTTCTCAAACCAAAGAGGAACTATCGTAAAATGGCTATGACCGGTCCAACTTTCCAAGCTGTGTGGGAAGATAGCGACAGTACCGCAACACGAATGACAATCCACTGCGACGATGAAAATCCCGATTTGTCGCGCGCCGTTCGTGTCTCTTGGGCGGCCTATCAAAGCCGCACCAAGAACAAGGGCCTGGGCTTGTTTATCAGACACGCTCATTTCGAGCGTGATCACAAGATACTCCATGCCTACAAAAATATCGACATCACAGAACACGGTGTCGATCCGTTTGTGTCATGATTGTTTCGGCCTGTCCCTTACGAGGGACAGTGCGAAGCAATTTTGCTTCAAAGAGGGAACATCAAATGTCTAAATACGGAACTGTTGTAAAGATCGAGGAAGGCGACAAATCTTTCAAGGTCAACGGCGTCGAAGTGCCGAAAGACTTCCTGGTCAACCTGTTCGCTTTCGTTGACGACGGCGCAAATAAAGCTGGCCATGGACAACTGATTGCCTATCTGTGCCTTGTGCCTTTGATTAAGGATCAAGGCGAGCACATGAACCAGTATCACGCTCTCAGCGATGAGGCGAAACTGGCTCTGGCTCTGGCTCCGCCTATCTACAAAGCCATTGGCCTGGACGAGAATACTGAGCGCGGCTTCGTGATGGCCTGCATGGATCAACTCGAAATCGAGCCTCGCCATGTGGCCAGTATGGGAAACGAAATCTTCGGCAACTGCCGCAAACCGAAAGGGGAAGAAGCGGAAGACTTTCGCTACGAAGGAAACATAATTCAGTTTCCTAGTCGAACGGTGCACTGACATGGCGATAGAAAATTACATTTTAATCGTCGCCTGTTATTCGTTCGGTTGCTATACCGCCTATCGACTTGGCATAAGCAAGGGCGCGGAGTACGGCGTGGAATGTCTGCTTGATTATCTTTCCAGAAAGACCGGCAAGAGTATCAAGCAGCTTTCCGAGGAATTCCTGAAATAGGATTTACAACAACTGGAAAGAGGTTCCATCATGTTAAGGCTGACGTATACCTGAATCCGCCCCACCTACCAGATTGTCGTTATGACGCCGATAGACGCGGCGGGCTGTACGCCGATCCTGACCGCGATCACCATAGCCAATACCTACACCGGGCGCACCAACGCCGACATTGCCACCAATCCCATAGCCGGGCTGGCCCCAGTCATGGCGATACCCCGTTCCATAATAGGGATATTGCTGGCCATAACCGGGCTGGCCGCAAACGCATTGTGCGCTGGCCGGTACGGCAATCACACATAGCCCAAACGCTAGAAGAATTTCCTTCATTTGCGTTCTCCACCATCAATTCGCCTTAATCAAACCCTACCACTGTAGTGCGCTGCGTGGCAATGCTGAGCTAGGCTAGTCGGTGCATGGCCATGCGAGGCACTGCGCTGCTGTGCAAGGCCCTGCCCTGCGTCGTTTGGCATTGCAATGTTCTGCTAGGCGTTGTGTGGCGTGGCTTGGCAAACCAAGGCAAGGATTAACCCAAGAGGGAACCATGAGAATTAAAATAGGTATCGAAGGCAAAACTCCACTGCTATGCAACCGTTTTACCGATGAAGCCGCTTTAGCGGCAACCAACGGTGTACGAGGCTCAGTGCGAGGTGATCGCGGCTCTGAGAGAGATATAGCGGAAAGTAAGCTCTATCTTGATGCCAAGGGCAAAGTCTGTATCCCGCAGCCAAACTTGATGCGCTGCGTCGTAGACGGCGGTCTTTGGCATAAGTTGGGTAAAAAGCAAATCACCACGCAGAAAACCTCACTGGTTTATGCGTGTCTCGATGTGGAAGGCGTCAGCATTCCGATTATCCATAAAGCCCCGTGGTCGGTAGATGTTCGTCCCGTTGTGATCCCCGCAACAGGAGGTCGCATTCTATGCTACCGTCCGAGGTTTGATGATTGGAAGCTCAACTTCGAAATGGAGTTGGACGAAACCCTGATTGGCCTAAAGCTAATGCGAGCCATTATCGATGATGCTGGCTCTAAAATTGGTCTTGGTGATTTTAGGCCAAGCAAGAAGGGGCCATTCGGCCGTTTTATTGTTGTGAACTGGGAGGAAAAATAGAACTTTGCACTGCGCTGTATTGCGTTCCGTAGCTGTGCAGAGCGTTGCTTGGCGGTGAATTGCGCGGCATAGCAAGGCGTAGACCGGCGCTGCTTGGCTGCGCCCGGCTGGGCGTTGCGGCGCAACGCGCGGCAAAGCGTAGACAGGCGCTGTTCGGCTGGGCGAGGTAAGGCCATGCCAGGCATGGCTTTGCACGGCGAGGCCGGGCAAGGCGAGGCATGGCGGCGCACCGCGCGGCAAAGCAAGGGTCAGTTGATGGTCTTGGGCGGCTGAAGTGGGTTATCCCATCCAAGTTGCTCAAGACCGTCTCTGACAATCTGTTTCAACTCATCTTCAGACTTGGCATCAAAGTCACCGGGACCCCCAATTTCTCTTCTTTCCACGAACATGTGGTGCAGTTCCCGACCCATCAACTCCGCAGCCTTCAACGCACTAGACATCTGTCCCAGTCTGCGGCAGTTTTCCCAATCTTCGTAAATGCGCTCCAGTATCTGCTTTCTGGAAATCTCAGCCTTGCTGGCTAGATTCCCCATCAAGCCATCTATCCTCTTTTGGATATCCGGCTTTCTAAGCAGGGTACTGGATTGCTGCTTGCCGTTCCCCTTGAATCCGGCTTTCTGGTAAGCCTCTTGTTTTTGGCAACCACTCACAATCAACTGGCAGAACAGTTCGCGTTTTGGATCGCGCAGAATACCGGCCATGACTTCGCCTCGCCAACATAAATTAGCCCTAATACTATCGTACTTTAATATCGATGCAAGGCGGGGCGGGGCTAGGCGTAGCAAGGCGTGGCGATGCTGGGCATGGCCGGGCGTGGCGGGGCGATGCCGGGCATTGCTTTGCTAGGCGAGGCTAGTCGAGGCAGTGCTAGGCATGGCTTGGCAAGGCACTGCGCGGCTTTGCGTTCCGGTGCTGGGCGCTGCATTGCACGGCAAACCACGGGAGGGGGAGCATGGTGCTCCCCCTCATTTTAAAAAGGACAACATCCATGGGCGTTTACACTGAAAAATTTCGGCAGCTTATCAGCAAGTTACCCAAACACCCCGGCGAATTCACCGATCCGATGATGGCATCATCAGCGATGACGCAATTGCAGAATTCAGTTCTTCAAGTTCTCGCGGCGCTTGAAGAAGCCCTGGAAGACTCTCAAAAGGAAAAAGAAACCCTCGAAAACATGCTGATGGAGAAAGATAGTGGCACGAACCCATTTAACCCCCGCTGAAGAACGCAACCGCTGCTATCGTCTGGTCCACGCCTACCGCGACAAAGTGGAAAATAGCGTTGTCGAGCTTACAAAAAAAAGAGGCGGCGCCCTCGACATTGATGGGCATATGGTGCCGGTCGAATGTGTAACTTCGATCCTGATGCGAGTCGTAAAATCGCTTTACCACATTGAAGACAAGATCAAGAACCACAAAAAGCCTGAAACCGGCGACTTCACGCTGGAAGAACTCAATTCCGCCATAGCCATGATGGAACAACTGGACCGAAATCCATTTGATTGAAAGAGGGAACGCAACATGATTATTCCGGATGGAACCGAGGTTTATGTCAATCTGGACCACGGAACCTATCGAGGCATAGTCCTCGAAAGTAGATATCATCATGCTTACCGCATTCTCTATTGGATTTATTTTGGGCCTGCCAACCAAACAGATAGCGATATATTCCCCGAATATGAGGTTTCCCTTGCACCTCCCTTGGACTTGGTGGAACCTGACTTCGACCTCTACGACATGGAACTGGCGGAAATCATCATAGAGGAACAAGAGCCCTTCAATAATCCAACCGGCAATTGATCGACCTTCGCCCCAGGAAAGCGATAACCGCCTACCAAATTAATTGGTACATCCTTCGGCCCGACCACGCAGACCCCTTGTTTTATAGGGTTTGCGGATGCGTACCCCCCACCCTGTGGGGTGTAGTACCGTCCAAGCACCTGATGGCGCTTAAACCCGTTAAATTGCAGCCTGCACTCTCTACGGCCACAAAGTATCCTATTACCTTCCTTTGGTTCCTCACAGACCAAGCATCGCTTGCTGTAAAAAATGCGATAGCACCCCCGGCAACAGAACGCAGATCGGTCGTTCAAAGTTGAGCGTGTCAAAGTAGCCCCGCACCTACGGCATCGTATACGTTCAGGAGGTGGAACCAGCATGGTTATTCCTCGAATGGGTTGGTGTCTTCAGGATTTGCAGAAAGCACAGGCTGTGCAGTTGGGGGAGTCTTTCCCGAAACTGCTGTCACGACTGTCACCGGTCTTTGCGGCGGATTTGTGCCCAACTTTCTTTCAATGCGCGCGATAATCTCAGCCAACTCTTCCCACTCATTTTCGTCGCGAACATCAATTCCAGAGGAACGCAAGGAGGACTCTGCGGCTTTGATTTCATCCAAAGTAACCAAAGTTTCGCGGCGAAGAACATCCAATGGCTTAGACATCGAGTATCGTGCTCCCCGGCACTGGTGTAAATTTTCCTGTATAGCGATCAACCGTAAACTGGCATTCCCCGCGTTCACCGGCACCAATCTCCCGTACCTTCGCGCTGGTTATTTTCGCCGTATTAAGATTGCGAGAAACTATCAAAACATTGTCGGATTTATTTCCCCAATTCATTGACCCCTCGATATCGGCAAGATTCATCGGCCTGCCTGCCTGCATCGCCATCTTGGTTGGATGGACTGCAATGATAACAGTAACTTTGAACTGTCTGCAAAACTGTTTGACCAACATCAGACTGTCCCCGATGTAGTCAGTCATGAGTTGATCTTTGGGCTTATTATTGCGATCCAGTTCGTTCCAAGGATCAAGGAAGATCAGTTCACGCTTTTCATGAACCACAGCGTATTCAGAGCGTTCCAATGCCCAATCTATCGTGTGATATGGATCGTGATATCCCTGCGGAACCGCAGACTGAATAGAACACAAGCCGTGGCAAAACCGACCCCATTGAACATCATTGCCGGGCCATAGCAGTCTTACCTTTTCGATGATGCTTCCTTCGTTTTCCGGCACATACAGAAACGATCCAACTTTTTTATCTACTGCCTGTTTAGCTATCACATTCAGCATAAATGTAGATTTGCCATGGCCGGTGTAACCGGACACCAAAACAAGCTGTTCAGGATAGAACTTGAACAGATCGTCCAGTTCTGGATATCCGGTACCGCGAGCAATCTTGGCAATGGAACCGCGTTGCGGAATATCACCAAAATCGGAATAGCCGGGTGGTCTAGGAGGTATTACGGTGCCATGCATCAGATTATGCTCGCAAGTTTGGATGAATGGTGTTTAGCGGTGGATTTGGACTTTTCTTTGGCGTCGCGGCGCAAAAACTGATGCAGCGTAGCGTCCCATCCCCTAAGAGTTCTCCGGGTATTACTGCTTGCCGCCCATAACCGCATATCTTCGGCGGCATCGTTTACCTGATCGGCTGAAAAACCTAACTCCTTGCCTTTTTGAAAATGTGCGAGTTTTGGTTCCCAGTCTTCAGGAAGTGGCACGGTTCCTGCACTCTTACCTTCTTTAAGATAAGAAGAAGAAAGAGAGAGCGCAGTAACGTTACACGGTTGTTGATTTTGCTCAGCTTTTTCTTTGTTACCGTTGTAACCGGTCACGTGACCATTGAATTCAAACACATTTTGCTCTGTTACCACTGTTACCGGTAACACGTTCGTTGATTTCATTGACTTTTTAGCCCTATACCTTCTTTGATTAGCTCTCTTTCTTGCCCTGAAGGCCAACAGCTTTTCCTGTTGCTCTTGAAATTCATTCTCAACAAATGTGGCAATCTGGTGGGTGGTGCATCCGGAATCTGCCATTCGACGTATGATCTTTGGGTCAAGCACAGGCGTTCTCCCGCGAACGAAAGTGATCGTTTACGAAGTGATGACTTGAAACTTTTGGTGAAGCTGGGTATTTAGGAGGGTAGTCATCGCTGCATCCTATTCATTGGTAGTGGACGGTGATCCGATGATAGGGCTGCCGGGTTCGATTCCCTCTTTCCTGGCAGCCCCATTTTTTTGAGTGAACTCCTTTAAGACAGATTTGTAAATACAGCTATATCTAGCGTGATTTTAACACCACATGGGCACCCATTGGGGCGGTCCCCCACTTCACCAGAAGTGCATCAAGCAGCTTGTCATCCTCAATGATTTGATGTTCTTTGCAAAAATCCAAAGTCGCCTTGATGCGGTTGTCTGCGTCTTTCGTCCCTCTTTGCGTCTTATCCAGAACTAGAATAGCTTTAAAGTTGCCGGAAATGTGGCGAGGTTGTTCCCGTCTTTGCATTAACCACTGCATGCCCGCATCTTTGAGCCAATCGAGGTAAACCTTGCTACGATGAACGCGACCGCGATCAGCGCGCCAAATCTGGTTGGTGGAGGGCGGCATCGGTAAATGAATGGAGATTCGGGTCATGACTGATTTATTCCGTTCCCAGTATAAGGAATTGACTGCTGACCAAAAGCAATTGATCACTGAAATCAAAGAGAAAGCTACAGATATAGCAGGAGATTTTATGGAAGCGCCGGAAGGCCGCTGCCGATCCATAGCTCTCACAAAGCTTGAAGAGGCTATCATGTGGATTGTAAAGGGAATTTCAGTAGTATTGGTATTTATGTTCATTCTTTCAGGAACTGCAAAAGCAGACTGGATTTGCGACGCGCAATCTTGCTATCCAGCCCCTCCTGGCTATCAGGCGTATATCCCAGACGACATCAATGCACCGCTTTATGTCGAGCCTGAGCCCGCCTATTACAATGCGCCGATTTACGATCCCGTCCCAATGCCGCATCCGCGACCTTCCTACACAACCAGAACCGGTAGGACAATTGACCGCCGCCCAATTCATAATTTCCACATACAGGGAAAGGTGATAGCGGAGCGGAATTGCAAGCTTGTGGGGGAACACAAACGAAATTTCAGTTTGATATGCAGATAGGAGAATGACCATGGCTGGAATAGCAGTCTCAATTCTCTGGGTTCTTATCGCTGTCGTTATCCTCTGCCTTGTTGTCTACCTGGCTTTCTGGGTTCTTCAGCAAATGGGCGTCCCTGTCCCTGACATTGTTGTCAAGGCTGTATGGATCATAGTTCTACTGATCGCCCTGATCTTCCTGATCAGCGCATTGACTGGCACCGGAGGTGCCATGCATATCCCTTGGCGTTAGCCAATAAAACTAGCCCAAAAACTTTTCAGGCGGGGGAGCGGGTTGACGATGGTAAATCCACCCAATCCCCTCACATGAAGCCGGGATAGGTGTCCACCGGAGTTGTAGTCTGCGACCAGCCATTGCCCGCCTCCCATATCCTTCTTAAGCACAAAGACATGATGCTGCGCTACAGCCGCCATGTTGGGCGCTGGCTGGGCTCTTGGGAATTTGAACCAGTTGACAGCCGCCCACAGCGCTTTAGCCTTATCCTCAATTCCCAAATCCTTCGCGGCACCGCAACCACAAAACGCAGTTGCAGGACAGCCCTCTGGATGTGGCAGCATGATTATTTCCGGATAGTGATTAACTATCCGACTGGTGTTGTTTTGTATCGGCTGGCGACGAATCAAGACACGCTTGATATGTACTCTCTGTAAAGCACGAACTTGCTGTTGCGGTGCTTGCTGTACTTGCGTCCTGACTTGTTGATAAATGTGTGGGTGAGGCTTGGAGTATGCAGGCGTTGACATGACAATCAACGCCGCAAAAGCGACGATCTTCTTCATGGTAAAGTTTCCCTCTTTTACCGCTATGGATAGCTAGGCGCTTAACCTGCCCTTCTTTCGTAGAATATCCTGCAATGCTCCGGGCAGAACGGCTTTGCGGGAAACACTTCACAGCCACAGTAAATGACCACTCCCTTTTCGTCGTGGCCGACCGGCGCACGACAGGTATTGGCACGAAGCTCCATCAGGCCAATCGGTTTCGTCTTGGCGAGAGGCTTATTCTCGACAACCGGCCTTGGCGGAGTTGGTTTGCTCTTGCGCACTCTTTTCTTCTTTGGCTTGTCTTCAGCTGGTTTTACCCAGCCCATTTTCGGGGTCAGCCTCATTCTTCCTGCTTTACCGATAACGGCATTGCGTGATCTGCCTGTCAGCATCTTGCTGATCTGTAGCGCAGACTTGTCATTCCAATTCTCGGTCAGGATTTTAATTTCCTCGGCAGTCCAAAAGTCCTTATTACACAGGCCTAACTTGCTTGCCCGGACTACAACGCTTGAATGGGCAATGCCCCATTTTTGCGCCAAGGATGTATAGGATACGAACGTTTCATGGGACAATCTGATCAAATCGTCCATTTCGTCCGTCCATTGAATATTGTATCCGGCAGGCATTAATGCGCTCCATCTATCCAGTCATCAGCAGTGATCATTCCCTTGGAAATTTTTCGTATCTTTCTTTTCATTTCATCACGAGGCAGTCTTTCTCCACGAAGCCACTTCTTGATAGCATGAGGGCTGACACCAAATATCTCGGCCGCTTCCAAGATATCGGTGTCAGTCTTTGTCATCCATTCTAGTAGTTTCATAGACCTTGCCTTGCTTTGGAGTTGATCGCACTGCCTCGCACTGCACTGCCTTGCACTGCCATACCCAGCCTAGCATGGCCAAGGTCTGCCATGGTGTGAGCGTATTTAGTGTCTCACGAAAAAAAATTCAGGTCAACCCAAATTGTCTCTTGACCACACCCCAAAGTGGGTCTAGATATGTGGCACTGGCCCAACAGGGTCTTGAACTTGAAAGAGGGATACATGAAGAAACTTCTTACATCTACCGCTGTCGCTTGCCTGTTGGGTGCTGCGCCAGCGTTTGCTATCGACGCTAATACCGCAGTCGGTATTGGTGTTGGCGTTTCCAACTCCACGGCAGTCTCCAATTCTTCTGCCCTTGCAGTTGGTGGCGGTCTTGGCATCGGCGTCGGTGGCAATGCTACTTCCAACGCTACTGGTGGAAACGCTACGGCCACGGGCGGCAATGCTGCTGGCGGACGCGGTGGAAACGGCGGCAACGTCGTTCTCGGTCGCGGTGCTGTTGCTCCCAGCGCAACCATCAACAGCAATGTTCCCGCACATCAGTCGATCACAACGGTTCCCAGTGTTTTCGCGCCGGGCTTGGCTGCTGCCGGTATCGAAAGCTGCCTTGGTTCCGTGTCTGGTGGTGGGAGCTTCCTCGGTACTGGTATTACACTTGGCGGAAGCATCCCCGATACCGGATGTAATGCTCGGCTGGACGCGAGAACCCTGTGGTCTTTTGGTCTTCGGAAGGCCGCTGTCGCCCGGCTTTGTCTGTCTTCCGAAATTCAAAGCTCAATGCCGGATGTTTGCGGACGCTATCTGCCACGACCGGCATACCCGGCGTTCGCTCCGGCCTATGTACCTGCGGTGCAGACGGCTGGACTTTTGCCTGGGCAGGTGTGGCTGGTTAACGGCAAGACGCATGCAAACCAGATTTGCAGCGATTATGACGAGCCCCATAAGCACTGCCGAAGGTGGGCACGCTAAGAACCCACTTACCATAAACCTCACGGCGGGCAGCGAAAGCTTACCCGCCGTGAGGCAATGGGAACATCCCGTTCCCATGGAGAAACTTCATGAAGAAACTCTTTGTTGCTTCCCTCTTGGCTTCGGTTGCGGCGTTCGCATCCCAGAGCCATGCGGGCTCCACGTTTGCCATCGGTGGCGGCGTTGCCAACAGCAACGCTCTGACCGGTGCAATTACGACCAGTCATGGCCTCGGCGGCGCTGTTGCCGGAGCGGCGGCTGGCAATGCGTCGGTTGGAACCGGCGTCGCAGTGTCCACCCCGATTGGTGGCATTTCGGCCGGTATCGGTCAGACGCAGGGTGCAGCGGGAAGCGCCGGGTTGGCCGGAGGCATCCTCGGTGGCGGCGGCGGCTTCTTGGCCGGTGGCACTTCCAGCGGGCTGGGTGTTGGAGGCGGGTTTAGCAACAACACGCCCTAATTAGTACCAAGACAGGTCCCGACTGATACTCGGGGCCTGTCCCTTTATAAAACATGGAAAGAGGGAAATCCATGACAATACAAACCGAAGACGAAAAACCTCGCAATGACCGCGTTGGTGCCAAAAGAGGTTGGCGCAAGGTCCACAAAAGCGATTGGGATGTAGATGTCAGGAAACGTCTACGTCAATTGACGCAAAGCCCAATTGTTTCCGATGCCGTGAAAACTGAAGCCAATAAGTTCTTGGCTACGATGGTCAACGGCAGAATGCCGAGCGATGATTATGTGGCGGCACGCCAATTCATCAAGGCAAATAGGCTTTATTTCAACAAGGAAAAAGTCAAGCGCATCGAACTAAAGGAAAGTACGGAAGCACATGCTGTTTTCATGGCATGTCAGGCTTGCGACAATCTTCGCGAACGCGAGATAAAAACCAATTCAAAACATGAAAGAGCCAAGATGGCGATGCAGGTTGCGTCAGCCATCAACGTCTTGAGTGAATTGCAAATCAAACTCATCGGAGGAAACGATGACTAGTAGCAAGGTTCAATTAGTCGAGGTGTATATTCGGAACCTTTCAGTTATCTGGGCGCAAGCACAGCAACCGTTTAGGCCGCACTGGGCAAAACAGATCGCTGCTGAATTCGATACGGATAAGTTCGATCCTCCCGTGATCACTAAGCCAAATGGGGCTGGATTTTACCATATCGTTGAGGGACAGCATCGCATATCCGCTGCCAAGATGCTTTTTGGTGATGGTGAAAAGCTGATGTGCCGCATGGTTGACGCCCACGATCCGGCTAGAGCCGCCGAAATCTGGCTTGGTATCAATGCAGGACGAAAGGCCATCAAGCCGGTCCATGCCTTTGAGGTCGCCGTGACTGCCGGTCGCGAGCCCGAAACTGAAATCAATGCGCTTGTCAGAAAGATGGATTACCGCATTTCGTCCTACAAAACCGAACGCACCATCAGCGCGGTATCGTCATTGATCTGGGTGCACCGTAAATTCGGTGTTACCATCCTGAAATCAACCTTATCGGTGCTCGATAAGACCTGGGCCGGTGATCCTGCTGCATTCAGCGGGGAATTGATCAAGGGTTATAGCTCCTTCATCAATGAGTTCCATCCTTATCTCGATACCAAGAGGTTGGCGGAAGTGATCTCCAAGAATTTCACCCCCAATAAGCTGATCGCAGCGGCACGGCTGTATGCGGAACAGAACACCACGTCGGTCAACGATGGCATCGGGGAAATTCTTCGCACAAAGTACAATTTCAAGCTTCGTGATGAAAAGTCACGCCTGAAGAGGAAGTAGAATATGAGCGAGATGGAGAGCCATGATCGATGCAGCGCTAAAGCAATGAGATAGCCCCACTTTGGGTTTACTGAAAATTTGCTATAATACCCCCACCCCCTGAAGGATTTTACGATGCTAACCGAAGCGCAGAAACTGGCCCGTGAAGGGAAATTAGTTCAATGACTAAGCACCACCTTCCACTAGAGGAAAGGTTATTGGCGCGATGTGTGCCTAACCAAACAACAGGGTGTTGGAACTGGACTGGATTTAGGAAAAATAGTGGATATGGCAGTTTTACGGTCAGCCAGAAGGGTAAAACGATTACGAAATCGGCTCACCGTTGGGCTTATGAAATCTTTATTGGCTCCATCAGTACGAACGCTGTCATCCGCCATTCGTGCGACAACAAACTATGTATCAATCCGGCGCACCTCGAAACCGGAACGCAAAAAGATAACATGCAAGATTGGCTTGCGAGAACGTGGCGACCGATAACCTACTGTATCAATGGGCATGAACTGAAACCGTCAAATCTAATAGGGGTGAAACGGAAACGCTGTGGTATCTGTCAACGACAGAACCTAGCAAGTTGGTATGAAACCAAAGGAAAATACAGATTTAGGAAGTGGCAAAATGCTGACGGAAACTCAAAGAAAGCTTAGGGACGGCAAGCTTACTGGATCGAAGGTTGGGGTCTTGATGACTGGTGATAAGGCCAAGATCGTTGCTTTATGGCGAGAGCTATGCGGCGATCCAACCTTCGTTGAAGAAAGTCTAGATGATGTGTGGGCAGTGCAACTTGGTTCATGTACTGAAGCACTCAATTTGGATTGGTACACTAAAATCAAAGGCAAGCAAGTTACTAGACGCGGTGAAGTTGTTCAGCATCCGGACTATCCATGGGCCGCTGCTACATTAGACGGTTATGATGCTGCTTTGCCCGGACCAATTGAGGCAAAGCATACGAACGGCTTCACCAAGCATGATGAAATTCTGCAAAGGTACATGCCCCAATTCCATTGGGCTATGGAATGCACAAAGACCAAATTCTGTGTGGCTTCCATCATCGAAGGTGCTCGCCAGCCATCCGTAGATATCATTGAGTATGACGAAGCATATGCCAAAGAACTTATGTCTCGCGCTCTGAAATTTATGGAACATGTCTGGGCTCTTACAGAACCGGTAATCATGGATGCTGTAACAGCGCCACAAATTAGCCGTCTTCGTGATTATGATATGTCAACCAATAATGTGTGGGTCAATGCAGCCGCAAGCTGGCTTGAGCACAGATTGGGTAAGAAAGCATTCGATGAAGCAGAGAAACAATTGAAAGGAACAGTTCCAGATGATGCAAGAACATGCGCCGGAGGCGGAGTGGTCGTCCAAAGAGACCGAGCCCTCAGACTTTCAGTCAGAATGGTTGAAGACAATGGCCGAAGCCCGCAGTCAAAGCGCTGACGTTACCAAGCTGATGACTGCCTTGGCCAAGGCCCAAGGCATTATTGGCGATATCGAGCGTGATCGCACCGTTAAGGTGCAGCCCCGCAGCGGTCCCGGCTATGAATTCAGCTATGCTACGCTGGCTGCGATCATCAAAGGAATTAAGAAGGCTCTATCTTCTAACGGTCTAGCATATACGCAGGTCATTACCTTTGAACCGCGTGATCGTCTATACTACCTTACTACCTCGTTGCATTACGAAAACGAGTTCATCAGCAGCGTTGTGCCTTTGATCATCATGAGTGAAGGGAACCAGCAGTTCGGTAGTTCCCTGACCTATATGAAAAGGTACACTCTGGCAGCATTAGTCGGAGTTTCCGCAGAGGAAGACGATGATGCCAACGTAGCGGACGGCAATACCGTCAAGGAAATGAAGGTCAAGCAACCCGCACCCGATCCGATCAAGGAACCGGAGTCTCGCAATCAAAATGTAGCTATCGGTGTGAAAGATATGGCCAATCCAGAGGCGCTAGTCATTCCGGAGGAACATCGGCAAAACACAACGATTGGCGGAAAGCCGCTCTCCAATCCCATGATCCGCAAGATTGATGTGGATCTGATGGAAGATAGCGATCAGCACGATTGGATGGGGTGGGGAAAGGAGTTTATTGCCGCCGCCAGATCACTAACCAGCATGGAAGAAGTGGCGCAGTTGGAAAAGGTGAACATGGTGCCATTGAAGAATATGGAAATTAACGCGCCTCGCATGTTTTCCAACTTGAGCGTTAGCTTGATCAAGGTGCGCAAAGCATTCGAAAGGAACCCAGTATGAATAACAATCAGAAGCGAGTGGGCGGGGCTCTGTTCGAAAGGCAGAACCCCAATGGTCCGGCATTCTCCGGCTTTGTGGAAATCGATGGTGTCAAAACCCACATTGCGCTGTGGTCCAATACATCCAAGGCCGGGCAGCCCTACCTTGGTGTGACTGAGGATGTACGAGCAGCACAGCGTGATGCCCAGAAGGCTGCGGGGCAAGGACCGGGTCAATCCTCGTTTCGTCCGGGTACGACTTACGGCGGTCAAAAGCCAAGAATCTTTACCCCAAGGGGAAATCAGAACATTACAACAGGTTCGCAAGGGAGAGGCTATAAGCGCGATCCAGACCTCGACGATGATATAAATTTTTGAGGGCACTGTGATCAACCAGCCACTATCTGAGCAGTATAGACTGGCGGCGCTGGCGTGGATAGACGCGGATAGCGCCGCTTCCATCCTGGAAGAGACCAAATCCATCATCTTCAGTGAAATGGTCGGCAAAATTCTTGAGGAAAGTCCCAAGCTTTCCGTCAATCGTGCCGAAAACATCGTCAAGTCCAGCGCCGACTACAAGGATTTTGTCAACAAGATGGTGCTGGCACGAACCCATGCCGACAAGCTGAAGGTTGAGGTAGAATACATCAGGATGAAAGCCTCCGAACAAATGAGCGCAGAGGCTACAGCGCGCAAAGAGATGTCTCTATGAGATCAGTTCCTGAATGGCGAGGGAAGACGGACGATGATGCTATTCCACCTAGGGTTCGACTTCGTATATTTGAACGGTGCGGCGGTATTTGTCATGTTAGTGGTCGAACTATACGGTCAGGTCAGCAATGGGACGTTGAACATATTGTGGCTCTTTGTAATGGCGGGAAGCATTCTGAATATAATATGGCTCCTGTTTTACGTGAACTACATAGGGAAAAAACGCGAAAGGATGTTGAAATAAAGTCCATGAATTATCGCAAGCGTACATACCACCTTGGCATCAAGCGGAAGACAAGCAAGCCAATAATGGGAAGTAAAAGATCGGGATGGAAGAGGCGTCTCGATGGAACGGTAGTTAAAAGATGAAAGATGTGCCTGATAGGTTTTGTGCAAAATGCGAATTTTGCAAAAACGAACTCGATACCCGCGAGGATGGAACCAGCCAGTTTACATCAGGATGGGTGAAGCAGCGCTCTGGAGGCGGAGGCCACGGAGTTTCATTGGCAAAGCGGGAGAACCGCTGGGCTCATAGTTACTGCGTTGAAAGGGCGGCGCAGGGATACAGCCAAACCAGCATGTTCTAACCCAATGTGGGTTCAGGTATTTTTGTATTGATACCCCCCTACCAATGGCCATATGGAATTGATATAAAGCACATAGGGAATAACAACGGGGCAAATGCAAGATGGCAATTACCCTGAACGTCGCATTAAACGAGGAAGATAAGGCATACATGCAGCGATGTGCAGCCATCAGGCAGACCTCGGTGACTGCACTCTATGAAAGACTGATCAAGACCATAGCTCGGGATAAGATCGTACTGGCGGTTCTGGATGACGACAGCAAACCATCCGGAAAGCGCTATCATTCTACCAAATACAGGCCGTTTATTATCTAACTATTCGAATGTATGCCCGGCAGGTTTGCGTGGGTCCGGTAGTTCAAATGGATACTCGACCGTAACAGTATCGTCCGTGGTTATACCCAGCATTTCCATTAGGCCGGGAGAGATATCGGCCACGCGGGAGGTTTCCGAATTCGGACCCCAGTCTCCAGGCCACGCATAGAACGACTTACCCTTGGCGCTGACCTTGGCAACAAGGTGGGGGTTCTGCAGCATGGTCTTCGGCGTCACGTCATAATCCCAGCGGATTGCAACGTAGGGGGAGTTAGGGTCAAGCCTTCGTGCCAAGCCGGTAGTACCCGGTGGTTGCTCAGCCAATAATATTTGCGGTGCCATTTCGTATTCGTAGATGAATGCCAGACCTTCGTCATGGTCTACGCCGGTATCATCTGGACCGCCGAAATGACTGACCTTGCCGGTAACCTTGACGTTGGCGACCGGTGTCTCGCCGGTTCCGACGCTGCCGATGGCGTCACAGATGTCGTCGAAATTAGCTTTGTAACTATCCACATCTGCCTCTGAGTCCACAAAGCAGACTTCAATAAGTATAGCCGGTTCGTTACAGCCGTTAAGGAAAGCCAGATCGGTGCGCTTCTTGACTCCACGATTGACCAGATCACCGGCCTCGGCAATGGCATCAACCACCGCCTGCGCTAGTGGCTCCTGAGTTAGATACAAAACCTCAGTGCCCATAGGGCCTTCGGTTGGAACATAGGCATTGAAATGAATCGAGGCTGATAGATCATGAGGCCCTTGAGAATTATGAAAGTCTACAATCGTATCCAAGTTTTCACTTTGCGAAACGCTTGTGTCATCGTGGAAAGTAATCACCTCATGTCCTTCTTCACGAAGTTCTTCAGCAACTCTCTCTACTACCTTGCGACTTTCCTCGACTTCATTCAAAAAATGACTAGCCCCTTGTACGTAAAGGCCATGTCCACTGGACATTACAATACGCATTTGTCATACTCCTTGGCGCAGCGACCAAGTGCTGTCAACACTTGGCCGCCACTTGAACACAGCCACCTTTACAGGAAGGTAGCAATGCCCCGACCGTGCAAGATAGTTATTAGCCAACGTTTTGGCCGCCTCATTACATTGGAACGAATTTCCCAAAAGTATAAACGAACCCACTGGATATGCCAGTGCGATTGCGGGAATAAAATTAGGGCCGAAAATACCAATCTTATGCGGGGTAATACTCTATCGTGCGGCTGCTGGAAACGTGAACAAGGCGCTAAAGCGCATCTTGTACACGGAGAAAGTGCGCGGCGTCGGCGAACTGAAAAACAAGATTGTTCTCGCGAATACCGGTGTTGGGCCGGTATGAAGGGACGCTGTACTAATCCCAAAAATCCCGCTTACAGACACTATGGTGGCAGGGGGATAATTATTTGCGAACGCTGGCTTAATTCCTACGAAGCCTTCCTAGAAGATATGGGAAGATGCCCTCCGGGCCTAACCATCGACCGTGTTAACAACGACGGGAACTACGAAGTTTCTAACTGCCGTTGGACAACACCCAAGGTACAAGCAAACAACAGACGAACACGAAATCAATATTCACATTAACCTACTTCATTCCCTCTATCTCACTCCGTATGACCTCGCAGTCTTCTACCACGAGACTGATACGGCTGTTGGTCATGATCACCACGCAATTTGTTCCCTTCGGGAAATGATCTTCCGTCTTGCGAGGCTCGCGCAATGATGAAACTTCGCTGGGGTTTATGTCAATGACCTGACCGTCCGGTCCATGTAGCTGGATCAGATGCAGCAACGCCAGTATGGAAACCGATAGCATGATCAGCTTGATACATGGGTCAGACGGATAGAGTAGGTCTTGGCTCCAGATGAAGTCGTTGTAGTGCTAACTACTGCCGTAAGATTGTTGTAAAGCCCAGAGATTGCCTTAACACCGTTCTGTAATGCGCTTAAGACATCGTCCAAGCTAGCCATGGCAGAACTCGGTTATGATGACCGCCCCTGTTTTACCATTGCCGCCGATGGCACTGCTGGAAAACAGCAGAAGAGCCCCTCCTCCACCTCCCGAACCAAGAGCTTGACCCGCCAGACCCGCCACGGCAGAGGCGCCTGCCGTAGTGGCGGCACCGGCACCACCGCCACCGAAATAGCTAGCTCCGCCGACGCCAGCCCACGAAAAACTATTAGGACTAGTGCCTAACCAAAAACCATTACCACCACTGCCACCAAGAGACGTGAAGTCGCCAGTTCCGGCCACGCCACCTGCGCCCCCGGCTCCCGAAAGATTGGTGCCAACAGATTGGCCATTCTGTCCTCCTGAACCACCGAATCCTGTGCAAAGTGACGCGCCAAAAACCGTAGTCCCGCCACTGGCTCCAACGGTAACACCATTCGCCCCTAATCCACCGGCCCCGACTACACCAGTCTGCGAAACGCCTATTGTTGCTGCGGTTAAAGTTTTTCGAGCATAAGACCCAGCCCCTCCCCCTCCGCCCCCCAATGCAGTTGTGGTGATATTGGAGGCGGCATTGCCGCCAGCCCCACCACCACCAACGCATTCAACAACGCAATAAAGCATTCCGCTTGTTGGTGTATAAGTAAAAGTGCCACTGCTAGTGAAGCTTTGCTGGGTAACCGATGCAATGGTGTTCGTTATTGTTGCAAAGGTTGTAGAGCTAATCGTCACCCTTAGCGACGAACTGTTCAGTGTCGCTCCGGTTAGAATGCCATTCAGATTATTGGCTGCACTGACCCCGTTCTGAATTGCAGTCAGGATGTCAGTGATGCTGGCCATTAAGCGGCCCTGATCATGGTGATGCCGCAAATCGTGGTAGGTTGGACACTGCTATGCGATGCGCCGCTTGTATTATTCGAAGTAACGCTAATGTTCTGAGTGTTCTGCATATAGTTAAATTGAGACAAGGCATATCCGGCGTAATACAAGAATGGATTGTTGGGACCGCCTCCTGCAGATTGACCAACCCACCCAGCACCGTTGACAACGGGATAATAATACCCGGAATTAGCTGCAGGGTAGACAGTAAGGGTATTGCTTCCGACGGATGTAATGTACGGAATTTGCGCTGCCGTTAATGAAACTATATCGGTACCACCGGTAGTTAAATTGGTATTTCCATTGATGACATTAACCATGCGATTGATGCCTTGATTGAGGGTGCATTTCGTGACGCCTCTCAAGTCCGGCAGGGTATTTCCAACAAGAATATTATTCAGCATAGGATATGTGACAGCGCTGAACGTCGTTCCATCGCAATTAAGGAATGGTGGCGGCGTACTTTGACTTACCCATAAGGGTACAGCGGTTCCTCCATATTCAAATAGCTCACCGATACGGCCAAGGTTTCTGTAGTAAAAATTGTTACCGGTAAAGAGTACGTCGCACACTTCATAAGGCGGCGGGCAAACCGTAGTAATGAAGCTACCCCCACGCAAGATAACATAGTTGGCTGGATTGCTAACAAGATTATAGATCGTATAAGCTTTTGTAATTGAAGATGGAAACGTAAGAGTACAGGGACCAGCAGGCGTTCCCTGCAATATCAATGTATGAAATATAGCTTGTGAAGATGGAAGCGTTGAGGACGTAGAAGTTAATGTAACAGTAGTGACTCCACCAATAAGTGAGTCAAGCGCACTTATATTATTATTAACTGGAGTGTCCCAAGTGCCAGCGTAATCGCCCCGGGCTGGCTCTTCCAGCTGTACATTAGGAGTAAATGTGGAGACCATTACTGACCTCGTTGATTGGCAAGGGAGATAGCAAGATTACGACCGGCTATTGCTAAGGCTTGCGGAGTTTTGCCTGCGGCAACCATAGTTGGGTTTGATACGTAGCTTGAAAACGCATTGGCAAATGAGCTGGCTTGCTTGCCGGTCATCCTGCGTGAAAGAATTGCACCCAGCAATGATCCAGCAGCCATGTGCTTGGCTCCCTCTACAGGATCGTTATACATATCCCAGACCGCACCGAGGGTTGCTCCTGCGTAAGCAGTTTTGGACCAGTTGGTGTATTTGCTTTCTACTTTCTGAATAGCCTGACCGATCTTCAGAATAGCATCATAGCTTTCCCTCTGCGCTGTGCCTGGATATCCAAATACGGAATTTCGCCCAACCTCCGATAACTTTGAATCGGCAGTTATAAACTTCTGAATAGAGAAATTGCCCGCACCATCTGAACCCATGCGCGCCAATGTCGCTGCACGAACCTGATCCCATTCTGGAGAATTTGGTCCCATGATAGCCCGCATCCTAGTAATAGCTGGCATGTTGGGACGAGCTTGATTGATATTACGAAAGATTGCATCAGCCGCTGCTGTTGGTGGAGGCTTATCCCCAACGGCTGCCTTGCCAATAGCCTGCGTCAGGTAATCTTTCATATTCATGCCAGCCGCATGCTGGGCATTGGCCTTTTGCCATAGCGCAAGGGCTTGGGGGCCACCGTTTTTAAAAACAGACGCTTCCATATCCTTGGATAGATTACCTATAATGCCAGAATAGTCTGCGTAATCTATTCCGCCCCTACCTTCCATGGTTCTGTAGTTTCTATAAAGACTGGTGCGCAAATCCTTCATGGCCTGATAAGTTAGACCTTGTGGATTTTTAACTGCATCGATAGCGGACTGTAAAACAGTACCGGGTTTACCACCGTAGGCTTCTATTCTCTGAGCTTGCTTTACAGCCTCGCCATATAAGTTTTGCGGAAACATCGTGGCTTTGGGATTGTTCATTGCGGCAGTTACAGCATTGAAATTCTGCGTAGAATTCTGCTTGCTGGCGTCAATGAAGTCCTGTCTAGCCTTTGTAGCTGTATCAGAAGCTATGGTTCGGGCCTCGTCTGGTGTAACCGGAGCACCAAAGGCACGTTCGACCTGACCGGTACGAAGGTTCTCCAAGCCCTCCATAGCCGTCTTTGTTGAAGCTCCAATCTGGTTTCCCACAAAGGGAAGATGCCCAAGGTGAACACCAATCGACTGCAACAATGGACTATCGCTGGTAATATAGCGTGGCAGTTGGATGCCATACTTATTGGCAAGATCAATGACTTCCTGTTTTGCTGCAGCGCTACCGGACGGACCAAACACTGCATTGAGTGGACCGCCTAATACTGCACCAGTACCCGCGCCCCATCCCATTCCACTTGGTACATCTTCCATTTCCTTGGCTTCACCGGCACCTCGCACTGCACCCTGTTCGGCGCTAATGACAGCACCGCGCCCTAGACGCGCCAGCCAGCTTCCAGCCTGCATAGCCTTGGAACCTGGATTAAGGAACGATCCCGCAATATCAGAACCCATGGAAGTATATGGATGTTCTGTCCCCGACTCTTCTAGTTGCTGACGCGCCTTATCGCGAGCCTCTGTATAGCGTTGATGCGCCTCCGGGTCTCCGCCAGTTAATTTATCATAGCCAAGTCTAGCTAGACCTATCATCTGCGCGGAACCCATAGGGGAATACGGAACGCCACTAGCGGCAGATAACCCTGCCAGTTCGTCACTGAACCCCATGGTGTATCCGTGGATACCGTGGATCAATGCGGTATAGGCTTGGCCATATTTGTTTGGTGGGGGTTTTGTATAGTCTTGTCCTGTCTCACCTCCGTATTGAATAAGAAATGGATTGGTAGGCGGAGGACCAGCGGGTTGGTCTGGCGTCTGCGGGGCTGACGCTGGCGGTTGATCACCTCCATACTTGTCTAGGAATGGATTGCTATCCATTACTGACCCCGTAGGTAATGCTTTGATAGACCGTTGTAATACTTATCAAACAGCTTAACGGCTTCCGGATCATTCTTGTTCGCTATAAGCTTTGGTACGGCACGCTTGAGAGATTCCTTATCGGCAGGACTAAGCGCATTGTACTCAGCCCTTTCTACATATTTAGAAACAGGATTAGCCCTAGCGAAAGCATCCTGCGCTCCAGTTGCATCCCCACCAGCCCCAGGTCTATTTGCGTATTCTAAAATAAACCGACCATAATCACGCTTGCGCTCGGCTGCGGCTTCCAGACTTGCCAGCAATGTCCTGCGTCCTGCCGGTGTTTGCTGAAGACCCGGGTTGGCATCGATGTATGACTGAATAACTTGCTGGGCTTCGCGAGCGCCAAGCGTTCTAGCTCCAGCACCTCCCATAAATGTATTAAGTTTTTTGATGTTCTCGGTTGCGCCAATAGCATCCGGGCTAAACATATTTACTTCATCGCCAAAGATACCGTTGACTATTCCATTTGCCATCTTGGCGTATTCAGCACGCTGCGGGCCAAATGCGCCAGTCTTCATCCAAGGGCCTCCTTCTGTATCCACCTTATCGTATTCATTCCGCAAGGTCTTAAGTTGTGTAAGTTGATCGTTGGCACCTTCCACGGCATTCCCAGCATCAAGCTTCATTTTATTGGATGTACGAGCAATGTTCGGATCAAGTGACCCACGTGGGCCAGTAAATCTCCTTGGCTGATATTCTCCCACATGAACCGGTCCCGGTGAAGCATACCCAAAGGATCGTGTTTCCGGCGTATTGTATTCAGGGTCAACTTGCTGAGGCACTGCCGGGGGCAATGCTGGTGCCTGTTGTGGCTGTGAGGCAAGCGGCGCTTGTCCAGGCACAGTGCCCGGTCTCGGTACAGATACACCCACGCCCGGTGGACCAGCCACTTGTGCCGCTGCTGGCGTTCCCGGTGCCGGTGTTCCGGTAACCGGTGGTGTTCCTTGCGGTGTTGGTGGCGTCGGCGCTACGGCTTGTGCCGGTGTCGGCTGTCGCGCTCCCTGTATGGCGGTTTGCGGATTTACCGGGCTGCCATCCATGTAATGAGCATCGGTCGGGTCCTTCTTGTTCCAGAAGAATGGCCTACCATCATCCTGATTATAGCCAACATCATACTTGCCCTGTTCAAGCACCGCTTGTTTATAAGCCATATCAGCGGCTTCGTGCGGGGTCATGCTGGTGTACTTCAGAGCCTCCATCTGAAGCTGACGGGCACGCTGGTTCAAGCTTTCCTCTTGCTGTGCATCCTGACGCTGTTTCTCCAGGAATTGCACGCCTTGCAATCCGCCTTTACCGATAGCTACTCCGGGATAAGGACTGCCGCTGGCCATGGTGCCAAACCCGGCTGCCATCAAGGCCATCCATGGATTACGTGCGATGCCAGTACTCTGATCCGATGGAGCACCCGGGTATGGCACGACGTAATTCTGCAATTCTTTCTGGTTCTGGGCCTGAATTTCACGCCAAGTTGGAAGCGCATTGGGATCAGCAGTGGGGCTCGGTCTATCCGCTACCTGTGGTTTTTGATTTACTTGAAGCCTGCGGGGATCACCGGGCGGAACTTCACTTGCTGGATATGGTGCTCCGCCAGCGCCAGTAGCTAGCTTCACGCTATCTATGGCTCTTGGGGCGTCGGGTGACGGCTGGAGATATGGATCGCTTGGGCTGCCTGGCCCAGATGTAATCGGCGTACCCTCTGGTATCGGTGCCGGTGGCGTCGTCGGAAAGGATTTCTCCATGGCTGGGCGTAAGGCTGCAGTGCCTTGCGCCCGTAGAGCCTGATCTGCTTTATCTGCAGCGTCATTGCGGGCAAGTATCTTCTGCCTGATAAGGGCAGAGGCTTCCGCCTGCGGGTCTCTGGCATTGGGAAACGATGCCAATGTACGCTGGTTAAAGCTGGCTGCTGGATCGTCGGGCCAACGTTTATCGATGGAACCTAATGCGCCGAAGCGATCAGAAAAATCATCCACATCCCCGCCATCCTGATAGGCGCGTGGATACGGCATCCGCCCTCCGCGATTTGCCATAAGCAGAGGCGCGATTTTGGCTACGTCACCAAGAATATTGCTGATATCGCCTGTGGTACTACTACCACTGCCCTGTTGGGGCATCTGCATGGGCGTTATATTGGGTAGGTTCAATGCCTGCTGGGCAGATAAAGCGCGCTGGACTTGTCCGGCTGGAACCGCAGGATCGGAACTTTCCCAGTTGACATTGCCCCTTTGACCGGCAAGCTTGCTGGTGATGTTCTTGGCGCTGGGCTGTATGTCACTATAGTACCAATCCTTGTCGGACTGGCTTGTACCGTCACTGCCGTCGCTGGACGTATCTCCGCCATCAGCAAAACGACCACCCCTGGCATAAAATGGCGTCGGACCAGCAGGTCCTCCAGCCGAGATCATGCCATTACCTGTGTTGTAAGTTGTTCCTGGGTCTAGGTAACTGGCACCGCCAGTACCTCCGGCACCACTAAACGCGCCATAGGCCCCTAATCCCGCCATACCAAGGCCAGCAACCTGCCCCAGAACTGACGGAGGCGGCGGGGTATACGTGCCAGTGCCATACTGATTGGAAGTCGCGCCCATAGCTCCGGCCAGCCCTGATGTAATCCCGGCGAGATACTGGGCTGTCTGGAAGGGATAGGCCTGTTGCTGCAATTGGTTCTGATACTGCGCATTAAGCTGAGCTTGATTAAGTTGCTGCTGATAAGCACCCGATCCATACAGGGCTCCGGTTGCTGCTAAGGCTGATTGCAGGTTGGCCCCGCCAAGCTGGCCAAGTCCATAGCCCGCCGACTGCTGAAGCTGTTGTTGCTGCTGGGCTGCACCCAAAGCTGAGCCATAGATACCGGCCAAAGTCTGACCGCTGGCAAGGTTCTGCTGTCTGGCAAGCTCACCCTGCGCAACACCGATACGATCCGCACCGACGCCACCAGCCGTCTGGGTCGCCTGACCGGTCAGTTGCTGCATCTGCTGGCCCTGCTGTTCGGCAAGGTTGCCCATGACGTAGTTGGCGTAGGGGTTCATGAACTGGCCAACTTGTGGACCGGCAGCGGACTGCTGCATCAAGCCAGCGGCCTGATTATAGTAGGGTTGATACATACCCTGCATCGCGCCGTACTGGCCGAAGGCTTGCTGTTGTTGCGGAGTAAATCCGGCTACGGGTTGTGTAGGAAGGTTGAATGGGCTAGCGGCGGCATTCTGGGCTTGACCCAAAGCCTGACTACCCGCTGCAACAATTTGCGGGTTAGGCGTATAAGTCGCCTGTTGCTGGGTTTGCTGCGTCGCGGAACCTTTTGATCCGATGGTAGCCTCCTACCTAATCACGCCACCTTGTGTAACTTTCTTGGGTCTCTAGGGGAGTTCATAATATTCTTGGGCCTGACCATTTCAATCTTAGCCTGATCCAACGGATAGAAGAAAAAGCAACCTACCCGAGGTAGTTTGCGGTCATACAATCTTATCTTGTGCTCTGTCCGCGTGGTTGAAATTATACCAGTCAATAGAGGTATCTTAAGATTATCTGCTAAGTCCTTCATCCACTGTAACAAAGCGTTCGCATGACGTGAAGCCCTGCACTCGGGATCGACATAAAGAAGCAGTTCCTCCAAGTGGAGATCATCCGAGTACCAGAAGCTTGAAATGAGTATAAAGACCACGGCCTCCAGCCTGCCCTGGGGGCCTATCACCCCGATCTGGGCTCTTACGCCTGTATCGTGGGGTGGAATCCGTTCCGGATGCAATGCCCTATCCATCAATTGGGTCACCTTATGAGGTGATATCTGGAACATCCCATTCTCATGGTGGGTCTGAAGGAATAGCCGCCAGATTTCCGGGGCATCCATAGGCTTGGCAATACGAACAATCGAAGGGGTCATTTCTTGCACCTATGGCTTATTTGCCGTAGCTGCCTTGACTGCCCAGTGACAGGCGCTTTCGTACTCGGTTTGTGCGATGGAAGCTGCACGAGGGTCGAGGTGTTTCAATTCTTCACAAAGGTCAATGAGATCGGCAGTATATCGCTTAAGCTTATCCACCATATTGTCCTTGGAGGGATTGAATGTCTCCCTAACCCGCTCCGCACCGATACTTCCGTGTACTGGCATAATAGTTCTCCTTGTTAGCTCATGGTCCCCGGCAAAAAGCAGCGAATGGATGGAAGTTTAGCGCCGAAAGCAACCGCATTATAGATCGGCCACACCACGGTACGCCCGACAAGGTTTGGTTCCCTAACCACGGCGTCATCCGGTACCTCAACCCACACCATTTCATTGGCTGCGGCTTCTGTCGTCGGCTTGGACCGTGGAATGTGGACGCGGTAATGGCCATCATGGCTTTCCCAATCGGCATCCGAGATCGAATAGCCATCGGCAAAGGAACAGCACGCGCCCTTGTCGCTATGTAATTGATTAAACCACTCTTTTAGCGTTCCATGATTGCCATGGTCGTCGCCTTCCTTAATTTTGTCTGACAAATAAGGAATCGACGTGCTTAACATAAAGGCCAGAGCCAACATTCTCATTTCTTCTTAAACCTGTTACACCATCCCGCAGCGGAGATTGGACCGGAGACGATTTTACAATGGCCATCCTTGAAATGTTTGCATATGCCGCAGCGGCTATCTGGATGGCCATGTGCGGTGTAATGCACGGCTGCCTTGCTGAGCTTGATCGCGCCGCCGCTGGCTTTACCATTTGCTTCGTCTGAGCCCTTCGGCGGTTTTAGGTTCTTCAAGGTCTGAATGTGTTTCTCCCGCTGCATCTTGACGAAGCGGTCGAGAACGTTATGGCCAGTGTCAATGTCACCGCCGCCAAGATGGCGGACGGCATCGGGATGTACGATGTATTCACCCCCTGCCGCCACAATCGGGGTGGTATCTCCGCCCTCCGGTACGCCACCGGGCGCGAATCCGCTACCAAATGAGCTTTTTCCAAAGGTGCCGGAGCTTCCCGGTCCACTCATCCTTGACATGGAGGACATACGCATGCTGCCCATCTTGGGCATGGGAGATCGCGAACCTCCATGCATCGTGGCCATTCCAAACGGTCCCTTGTGGAACATATTGTCCAGTATCCTGCCGCCAGCCAGTGAGTTGCCTTGGCCAAGACCGCTGGTTACATCGGCAGGGATGACATAGCTTCCGGACCCGACATTGAGGTTGAGCTTGTCGGTGCGGCCGGGAACGCTGGAGTGGAGCATTCCACTCTGTCTGGAAAGTCCAAAGGCTGCGGCGCGTTCTGGATTGAAGTTGCTCTTGAACTTGTAGCCTCCGCTAAATCCACCAGATTGAAAGCGGGGGATACGGCCACCACTGGCTTGACCGGGACTGTAGTTTTCCTTGTCGGTTATGTACGGAAAAATGGAGTGTCCCGATTTAGGAAGGTTGGCCCAACCCTTTTCTGTCTGAGGAACGATGTTGAACACCCTACCGTTATTCGTCTGAGCCCACTTGCCGTGCGTACCTTCGCGCTCGAAAACCCTAGCAATATCGTGAGGGTCTTCGTATTGGTTACTCTTAATGGTGTCGCTTTTGCCCCTATAATATCCCTGTCGATCAAAGCCGTACTGGTTGATCCCCCTTTCTCCGTTGCGACCACGATAACTATAGTCCAAACCGTATTTATTAGGTTTTCCCCCAGTAACCGGAGGGCCACTTGGGGATGGCGGAATTATGTCTTTCTCCAGTGCCTTTCTTTGAGGTTCGGTCGCTTTATCGACTTCCTCCTGGCTACGAGGGTTCCACCTATTGTATTGCCATTGCAGGCCGCGACCAACGTCTTCGGTATCTTCGGGGTGTTGCCTGTAAAGATTTTGTTCAAAGCGATTTGAAACATTGCGCGCCTGAGTCTCGCCGCTTTCGTTCGTGTAGATATTATAATTAGAAATTTTCTTATGGATTTTATCCTCTGGCATGCCCGCAGCGCGGGCTTTGGCGGCTGCCTCCTTTTGAGCGGGGCTCCACCAAGATGGAGTATACTGACTGGACTTATCCGCAAAACTTTCCTGCAACCTCTGACCTGGAAAGTCTGGATGCGTGAATGGCAAATTATGTGGATCGGTTCCGGAAGGAAAGCCTTCTTTCGTACTGATGGCATGCTGCATTTCGTGCAGTGCCGCCGCTAAATTTCGCGGATCATTAACACCATTGGCCCCCTTGCCTCCCAACTCTACGCCAACCACCGTGCCAGTTCTACGATCAATCGAAGTCGCCGCATTGCCAACCGGCATATCTCTGTTGAAGGTGAATTTTGGGATATCGTAAATATCATGAAAATTTCCTGCCGGATGCTTTATTTCATATTCTCCATTCCCGGTATGAACCAATTTGGCGCCGGTATCGGGAATCTCCTTTACGGCATTGCCAGCCGCATCACGCGACCAGCCGCTAACAGGAAAAATATCCCGATCATTGGCACCACGCGCAAGCGCATCTTGGGCCATGGCATCGCGGGCATCCACCATATCGCCCCGGGTTTCCGGAGAATATGTAGCTTTGTTGACCTGTCGGGAATAAACCGGATGCACGAAGGGGTTTTCCCCACTCTCGCGCTCCGCATTGCGCAACATCATAGCGCCGTAAGGCCCTACAAACGAGTGGGCAGTACCACTAGGTGCTTCACCTTTCCCACCCATCATAGTTGTGCCAAGTTCGGCAACTGATCCACCTAAATCTTCCGAAGCCTGACGACCTTCTGGCGTGCCAAGTGGTTGACTGGCAGCATTAAACAGGGCGCTACCGGCACGACGCACGGGTCCAAGCGTGCCGATATCGGCGGCCTGCTTGCCAAGCACCGTGGATGCAGCATCAACCAGCTTATTGGTATAGGGAGAATAACCCTTGGAAATCTGTGGGCCAGATGGGATTGCAGGCGGTCCAACATCCGGTAGATCATCCGGGTTTACATCGCCACCATCTTGATAATTCAGGTCTGGCCTTTGTGTTAAGCGATCTATGGCGGTAGGACCGCCACCACCCTTGGGAAGGCTGCGCAATTCATTTAGAACGCCACTCCAGTAAGGAGTGTCGCTTCGGTAGGCTTGCTGTAGCTTTTGTATTCCGCCTTGAATGGCTGCTTCCGGCGAGCCATGCTGGTCAAGCAAGGCTTGTGCGCCTGTCGATAGTTGCGGGACATCGCCGCCTTCCTGATAGCCTTGGCCGCCCTGCCGAAGAAGTCTTTGCAGGGTAGGTTGATCGATAGGTTCGTCGTCGGTCTGAGTAGGCGGGTAAATGTCTCCAGTGGGAGTGTATTCAAAACGATCATTGAATGATGCAGGTCTCATATCCTGCCTCATCTGGGTTGCCTTATTAGCCATGGCATCGAAAAGACCCGACTTCTGCCGCTGCGCATCCATGGTTGCCTTCACTGCGGGAAAATCGGCATTCTGCCAGCGGGTATCCCAATCGGTATTGCTGTCGTAATCGGTTCCTCCACCGGATTGCATGCCAGGCTGCTGTAGCTGCTGGTTCATTTGCTTCTGGTTATATTGATCCAGCGGCCGATACTGCTGTTGCAATCCACGCTGTAGGAGCTTTCTGCGAAGCTCATCGGCATTATCCGGGTCTGGCGGAAGCTGTTGTATCGCTGGCATGGCCCGTCTTCCCCACGCTGGCAGAAAGTCAGGAGAACGGGGTATGGATCGGCCCTGGGTAATTTCCGGGGGAAGATCGTAGTCATCATCACCACCGCCATCGGCGTAGCGCTTGCGGCTGTACTTTCTGGCAATCCTCATTGCGAGGCCGCCATTGGCGTAGGGCTTGCCTTTTTGGCCGTGCATGCCAGCGCCATACTTGTGACCGGCATCCGCCGCGTGGAACTTCTTGGCTACGGAGACTGGAAGGTCTTTAGCACTGCCGGTTGGCTTCCATCCGTGTGCCACTGCACTCATTAAATGAGCTTGCTTAGTCGAAACCGACGGCATGGGCAGTCCCCTGTTTTGGGTACCGTACCACTAATAGCTATTGGCGGCCATCTGCGGCAAAGCGGTAGTGGATGCGTCCAACACGCCAATAGTCGTTCAGGGTATTGTTCTCTATCTGGATTGCCAGAAACCGGCCACGGATGCGGGTATTGATATACTGTGTAGCGGAATTGAAGGTAAACGGCCCATATGTGGCAATGGGACCGCCAACGTAGAAACAGGACAGGAAGGTGATTGTAATGGTGGAACTGGTGGCCCCGCCGTAAGTGGTGAACGTCATGTCCGGCAGTATCCAATCCACTACCGAGACCTGATCCCCGTCAGCAATTGACCACCAGCCACTGCGGAAACTGTTGTCCATCGCAACAGTCCCGGCGTTGTAGCCCATGTCATGTTGCCAGATATTGCCAAGAAGGTCTGCCGCAATCGGGTTGCCAAGAACCGTGACATCGATCCACGCGGAGCGCCCAAGGGAACCGTAGTCCCACTCCTGTTCTTTGAGATTGTACTTGACGTAAAGCGTATTCTCCCCACCTCCACCAATCTGTGGGAAAAACCAGCTTACTTCGTTGAACAGGGAGTTAACCGCGCAGCGGACCTTCCAGATATTGACCCGATCAATCTGATCGAACACAAAGTTCCAGACCGTAGATGGGACAACATCGACCCCATTGGGGCCAAGAACAAAGAAGTTCTCCGGTCCCATCCAATAGGTAATCCCATTGATCGTGCCGCAGGCATGTTGTCCAACCAGACCGCAGCCTGACCCGACCTTGTTGAAACCGAATACCAGGGGTTGGCCGACGTTCTGCATAACCCAGCATTCGATATCGGTCCAGATAATACCCTGCTGCGCAACCTGCAGGCCGCCCTTGATGATGGAGCCGGTCGGAATATGGAACGATCCGGCCCATGTCTGTGAGGTTACGTTGTAATTGGTGTAATCCAGTGCGTCCGACCAGCGGACAACCAGCGGGTCCTGAACGCCTGTGCTTTGTACGCTTCGCCAAAGCACCAGGATTTGCTGCGGTTGCGACACAAAACAGCCGCCATTGAAGAACGGTGCAGTTTCAACAACGGATGCCGTGGTATAGCCGGAATTGGCGCTCCATTGGTACAGCGGGCCATTGGAAGGAACCGCCAATAAGGTCTCACCCCAATTGCATAGGCTCCAATCAGTCGCGGTAATCGGGTTACCGGTTGCCGCTGCGGCAGTTCCGCCAACACCGTAGGACCCCTGCGCGCCGAAGCCTGACGCACCCTGACCAAATCCCAAAACAAATGGGGCGGCACCGGTATAATAATAGACGATCTGGGCATTGCCTCCGTTCATGGGGCTGCTTGATACAGCCACCGCCGACTGGTTTTGTGTATTGATGCTAAAGAAATTCGTTGGGCTGGATGCCGAGATCGTCGTTTGATATGGACCCTGAATAGTCAGGACAGGTACGGACGACCCAGCGGAAGCTCCGAGCGTCGTCGTCGCGATGAATTGTTGATACAGTCCAAGTATATTGGGAAAGTTATAATTGGGTAGGTCTACCCATACCTGTGCACTATTGGACGATACGGTAAATAACGGCAACTGTCCGCCGCTGGATACTGTAGCGGTCGCCGGACTGGTCAGATTGATTTGATAGTCGCTGGAGCCCAATGGGCTGGTTACTTGATAGGGACCATTCAATATCTGCCCTGCAATAGCGATTGGCGTATTTAAATAAATGGTCGTCAGTGAATTGGCGCTGGAATTTGCATCAACGATGGTAACGACTGTCGATCCAAGCGTTGTCGAAAAACTTGGGGTTGGGTTACTGGTTCGCGTCTGCGGTGTGATGACCTGATTATTGTTTGATGTCACCACACTGAGGGACTGTGTCGCTCCTATGGCAAGATGCTGAGTTCCGGTCAGACCTTGCCAACCCCAGAGATCACGGACAGTCGAGCCAGCTACAGCGGTATTGTAGGCGGACCATCCACCAACTTTCTGGATCATTCCTTGCTGATATCTGACAAGCTGGGACTGCGAAACACCGGCCTCGTTCTGGAGGGGTGTCTGCATGGTATTAACCCCCGGGCGAAGTTTTGCAGAAGTTAAGGGCACGGCATCCACATCCTAGCAAACTCAGGGTGAAGTTTTTTGTAGGCCAATTTTAAACTCTTTTTGGAGTTGCAAGAGGGGCAGTCTCTGTAGCCTGCCACGCCTCTGAGTTAAATTTCTTTCTACTTTCTTCTTCCTTCACTTCCTTGACAAGAAGCTGGTACTGACTTTCCCACGATACGGCGCTGCGGGGATCGTCACCCTGCGCACTCCAGTTTTTCATATAGCCGGTCAGATAAATCATGGAGGCTGCCACGAGTATGTCCGGATAGTTCTGGGTTAGGAATGTGGATGAATTGCTGGCAGACAGCACTGGAGGGCGCTGCGTTCCATAGACCCAGAAAGTATAGGCCTGGTCCGTTGCCGGAGCGATATAAGCGGATACATCGTCTATCGGATAGAAGTACTTCGGCAATCCAATGGAAGTGGCGGCGGATGGATAGACCGTCTGTATGAAAGGAATGGATGTGACCTGAAGCTGATTGTATTGACCCGTGGTGGCAGTGCTCGCCGGAGTCAAGACGGCAATTTGGTTAACCACCAGATAGACGCCGAAATTTTGCGGGTAATACAGAATATTCTGGTTTGATGAGACTTGTGTAAAGTCAGCTTGATAATTGAATAGGAAATCTATCTCGCGATAAATCCTTTGTTCGGCATAGTTGATGGTGCTCGGCAGGATGTTCTGAAAGTTTGTGTCGTTTGACGATATGATCGTCAATCCTGATAGAGCTGTGGTATATGTGCCGTAGTTAAGGCCGGATATATAGGGTGAACTTGAACTCATGTGACACCTACCCTACTTCTTTAAGGCACGGCGGTACCTCGATTAGGTTTCTACCGCTGATCCAACATCGTAATTTCCGTAAATACTAAGCGACGCAACCGCAACGGAATGGCTTCCGTCGCCCGTCAGGACGAACCGATGGTAGAGGTAAAACGGCGCTGGTGATACGCTTGTATTGATTACTTCGCCTATTGTGCCCAGTGTTGTTCCGCTTGTAATTGATGTAAAACTCAGGCCATCGTTGCTCCCGTCCAGCCTCCATCCTGTCGCCCCGCTACCCAGAAACCGGCCATTGACTGGAGCGTTGACGATGATCTGATTGGCAGACAGCCCGGCGGTCGTCTGTGCGATAGCGAGCCAGTTTCGTCCTATCGTATTGTCTCCGCTGATGGACACATAAGTTGCAGCGCAAAGAGCGAAGGGCTTGGCGGGATTGCCATCAAAGGCAGCCTTGAGACCGCCGCCCTGCGTCATGGTCCCAAAGACCGGCTGTGAGCCGCGCCCAAAGGTGATTGCAATAGTATCCATGGGATTGTTGCCGATCCCATAGCGTTCAATACGTGGGTTCTCTATCGGCACCGGGTCGGCTGGCAGGATGATGACGCGGTGCTGTTCCTGCATTACGTCCAAACAACGATAGCAGCGCAACATATTTGTTTGTTGGACCTTTGCACCGTACCACTCGGTTTGCCAATCTAAATCCTTACGGTTGTATAAAAATCCGCAACTATCGCAGATACCCCACGCATTAGGGTTGTATCTATCAACTTTAGCGCGACCGTGTGGACGACTCATGCTGGCCTCGCAAATTGACCAAATAAATTCCTTGCAACAGCAAGATACATTGCCGCTGCTTCTTCCTTTGTATCAAAGCGACCTAGATTATGAGCACGTCGGCCACACTTAATAGATGATAGCCACTTGCCAGTTTTCTTGTCCCAAGAGACACCCTTAAACCCGCTCGTATTATTTTTACTAGACCGGGAATTGGCTATGTTTTGCGACATATCGCATGAGCGCAAATTAGAAATATGATTGTTGAGACCGTTACCATCGATGTGGTCAATGTAGTCTGGTAGCTCTCCATGCTCCATCAACCAAACTAGCCTATGAACTTTATAAAGTTTTCCGTTGATTGAGATATGGCGATAGTTATAAAAATTAGTTGCGCCAGCAATTTGTCCGGCCTGCATTCTGCCGCGAGAAACTTTCCAAAGAAAATCTCCTTTCTCTGGGCGATACTCTAGAATTTCCTCAACTTCTTCTTTAGTGATTATATTTCTCATATTCTAAAGTATCCATTAAGGCCCGGGGTGACATACATTCCCACATTTTCCTGGTCCTGTTTTGCAGCTAAAGCCCATGCCTCATCTGCGTCTGCTTTTCTGATTTGTTCAAGATTAGGCGCATATACCCTCGCCAATCTATGAGCTAACCCAGCACAGAACGCATCCAGCCAGAGATAGGGAATTTCAATCGTCAGAGCATTTGTATTATCTGTAAATTCAGCGTCCTGAACCTGACGCACCCTATAGTAGTAAAGCGTATAGGGACCGGCGCTGTCTGGAACGGGCCAGATAGTGATGGTCGGGGAGATCAGGCGGTCGAACCAATACACTGTAGGAAAGGCCTGAAGGCTCTTTTGTGGGTAGGTTGAGTATTCACTTCTTGAGATCGGATACATCGCGCGGTCGGTTTCGACCGGTTCCCCGAACCTGACATAAACATCAAGGATCATCGCGGTCTCGGCTGGAACCGAATAAGTTCCCATACCCTGCACGAGGGGTATAGATTGCAAGTCCACGGTCCATAGGTTTGGCTGGGTATTGCTGATCTTTGCAAGAAGCAGATTGGCTTCCATGCGAGCGTCAGCCATATGGGTCTGCAAGATTTCAGGTCTGCGGACACCAATCCTGGCATAGGCATTCAATACAACTTCCCCGAGTGATGGCATGAAGTTGAACGTACCGGAGGTAACCTGTGATGGGGTTGTCATGGTGAAATAATCCTAAGCTGGCCCTGCATGGTCGGTCCGGACGATGTGATGGTCCATGGTGCCAATCCCACACTCGCAACGCTGGAACCCCACGTCGCAGTAAAATAATAAGTACCTCCAGTCATGACGATATTGACAGTTGCGGTCGTAATCGTGCCGGTTGGGTAGGTGATATTCAGCGTAGCTGCTGTTGGTGTAAAGGACACCCCGTTTGCGTCATGGAATTCGGCTGTAAACAGTACCGGGTTACCCAGGGAAACATTGGTGGTGCTAAGATAAGCCGCCCCAGAACTAACAACGCTGGTAGCATTGACGGCCATCTGATGCTCCTGTCAGGTTTGAATACCTGACCAAATTTGTTTAGTATATTCAAGATCCTCTAGGGCACCCTTCAAGAACGGAATAGCCTGCTGAAGCTTGGCAAGCTCGGTCTCCATCTGGGCTATGCGGGAAGTCAGTTCGCCACGCCTCATATGGAGTTTACGGCAAAACGGAGTGGAATCGTCATATCCATAAAGCGGGGGAGGCTGGGCAAGGTCGCTCTCATAGGGGACAGATACGATGATCCCTCTTTCGGCTGCCTTCTGCATGAAGTAATGCCCGCCCGGGCGCTGCAGGATGTACTCATTCTGGGACGCCATATCGATGCCGAATAGGGCGATTTCTGCGGCCCCGGCCCTGATTGCCATGGCCAGCATGTACGCAAAGGAAGAAGTAAAGAAATACCGGCCAAATTCGGCTACCAGTTCCTGAATAGGCAGCGGCGTGGCATTTGGAACCAGTTGATTGTTCTGCATGTAAATCGGGAAGGTCTGCTGTTTTAGCCATTCCACGTATTTTGGTCCGTATTCGGCAGCCTCCGGCCATAATAGATTGCTGTGAATCTCAAACCATACATCTGCGCGGGGAACAGTCCCATGGGCATTACCCGGGGAACAGCACCATATCTGCCAGCTTTCATCCTTATAGGGGGCTAGATCGCGGGATGATGGGGCGGTGCCGACCAAGGCAATCTTCAGAGGCGGCTTAAGCGCGGGCTTGATCTCCGGTGAGAACTGCACATTAACCCCGGGCACAAGCTGCGGCTCTGCCGGTGGTGGGGGCGGCGTTACTGGCGGAGCTTCTACCTTATGAGTTTGCGACGGCTTGCCATTGCCACGCACGGGTTTTGCGCCATTCCTTGACTTCAAAAGCTCGGTTCCAGTTGGGGTTAGCTTGGCAAGATTATCCATAGAACGTCCTTAATTGCTGCGTGTATCACCCTTAAGCTCGGGCGGTAGGGGCTTCGACCTTTTGACTGGTTCCGGTGCTTCACCGTCGATCCTGCCGTTTCCCCGGGGGTCGGCTTGCTCCCTCTGCTTTGTAAACTGCTCATTGATCTTCTGAAAGATCGGTTGCATCTGACGGGCATTGGCCCCCAGCAGGGCCTGAGACGCCGCAGAACCAACCGATGCGCAGTGCATCAAGGCTATAATCTCGTCGTCTTCCAGTTCGAATTTAACCATAACTTCCTCCTTCAGGGAATCATTTTGTAAAGCTGCGATTTCTGAGGAGGCGACCCGCTGTCGTATGCGAAGAGCATTTGAACCATAGCAGCTTGCGCGTTGGCGCAATCAGCTGCCACGATATCGGTCCGGCCGGGAGGTGGCGCTGCCGTCTGCCCAGGAGGAATTGGGGGACTGAAGTAGTTCTCCACAATTGTGGGGTCCCCCGCAAAAACATCATTCAT